GGGGTAGCGCTGGCCGGGCCCCCAGAGAAGAACTGCGACTGAGCACCGACCGCATAGGTCGGCGAGTAAAGGCCGAGGAAGCTCTGCGGCTGGAATCTGACGGGAGCGCCGGTCACGTAGACCTTGAAGGAGTTGTTTCCCACCGCCAGAGTGCCGGTGTAGAGCTTCACGAGCTGCACAAACTGAGTCTCGAACGGCTGCAGAGTAACGGTGGTTTGCTCACTTCCGACGGCCGCAACGTAGAGCCTCAGCGTGAACTGCCGCGAGTGCTGGTCGCTGTTGGTGACCTTCAAATAGAGGTTGGCGAACCAGCTCTCGCTGGCGTCAGTGACGACCAGGTCGGTTGCGAGCTGGGTGAGCTCAGACTCGGTCGCATCCGTCTTGCTGACGCCACCGGCCGGGATGTAGGTCTCGATGCCTTGGGTTTTCGGTGGCCAGAGACAGCCGCCAAGAAGAAGTGCCAGCAGCAGGAGACGCGCGCGTTTCATTTCACCTTCGCTGCGAAGTGCCCGAGCTTCTCTTCGCTCATCTGTGGGTCAGAGGAGCGCGATTTGCCGGCGCGCTTTCGGGCCAGGGCGGCTCCCATGAAGCGGCGCTGGCGTTCGGAGGAAGATGGATTGAAACCGACGTTGGTTACTGCAGGGTTCCCGCGTGCCGCCTTGGCGAACTCCTTATGAGCCTCGCTGATTTCGGACATGCCGGAGACTCCATCACCGGATGATCCTCAGCGGCAGAAGCCCAGGGAAGCCGTCATAATAGGTGTCGGTCACGGCGCCAGCCGAGAGTAGCGTGGTGCCAGGGACGAACGTGGCGCCAGTGGTGAAGACCTGGAGGACCCCCGCAATGCACTTACTGTCGGGCCAATCCGGCAGGACTACGCCGGCGGCCGTGGTGTGGGGAGTCCCCTGCACGATCGAAGCGGCTCCGTTGGCGTCGATGCAGAGGAGATACTTCTGGTAGTATTCTGCCGGAACGGTGATGCCCGCGAGTGTCCAAAAATCGTCAGTGGCCCCCTTCGAGCAGAAGACGCCGTCGATCAAGTAGACCAGCGTGGCAGCAGTCTTGACCTTGGCGGCGTTGTTGGCGATGGCGATCCCGGGGTCGGAAAGCGGCATGTTGAGCATCGCCCGGCGGAGATCGGCGAGCGCGTTGGCGAGCTCCTCCGCGTATCGGAGCTGACTCTGAATGCCGGATGGCGTGACAAGGTCTCGGCTGCGGACTTGCATTCGTTCACCTCACAATACGTGACCTCTGAGGGCTTCGACGGCACCGGGATAAAGCCCGGTCTCGTCGAGCAGAACATGGTTGAAACGCTCGATCTGCACCCGCACGTTGACGGGCTGGCCGCTTTCGTCGTCGATTTTCTTGACCCAGGCATCGACCTCCGCATGGTCAAGGCATTCGAGATGCTCGACCGGGATGCGGACCGGCACGCCGCGCGGCATGCTGACCCAGACGTCGTTCTTGGAAAGCTCGACCGGCCAATTCTGGTCGGGGTTGTCGGCGGTGGCGAGCTGCACGGTGCAAAAACCACCGTTGCTGCGGATGCGCCGGTAGCGCGCGACTCTGAGGCGTTCCTTGCCCTCTTTGGTGCGGTTGTACTCGGCCTCTTCCTTATCCTTGGTGTCCGTGAGTAGCTGGTTGACGACCTGCTGCAGGCGGGCCTGCTCGGTTTTCAGTTGCTCGATCTCCAGATCCCGAGCGCGTTCGCTGGCAGAGGACTGCTCGTTCTGCTCTCGGGCAAGGGCGCGGGCAAGCTCGTGCTCGCGCTCTTCGGTCAGCTCGGGGTCTGCGCCGGCGTACTCTAGCGTAGGGGCGGGAGGCGGCTCGGAAAGGCCAAGGCCCAGGAGGCGTTCGCTCTCCCGGATGATGTCGTCATCCGAGAGCGGCTTTGATGTGCGCTCGGCCACGGGCTACCTGTCGCCGCGCATGGCAATGACAAAGTTACGACCGCTATTCACCTGAGCCGCGGCCATGACGAGAATGCCTTGTGCGGTGACGTGGCCAGCAGCGGCCGGGTCGCCGTTGCGGTCGACGTGTTTGGGATTTGAGGACACCGATTCGGCACTCGCAATGGTTTCCCCGCCCGCGTAAGCGTAGATTCCGGCCGCCAGTTGCTCGGTGATGCCATCCGCACCATCGTCACGCACGCACTGACCGGCGGCCCAATTCGGGAACTTGCTGAAGGGGTAGTTGAGTACGGCGCCGCCGTTTGCCCATTGGAGGCGATCAGGGGCTGTGCCGCCGTACTCAACGATGACCTCGACGTAGTCGGGGACAAAGCCAAGCTCGACGTATGTATCCCGCGCTGTCGAGTGGCTGATGAAGTCAACGAAGGCAATGTCCATGGTTGGTCTCCTGTTCTGGGCGTTAGGATTCGCGTGGGCCTACGGGTTTTCGCGTGGGCCTATGGGTTCAGGTTCCCCGCCACGCACTCAATCCGGATCAGCCAGTTGTCGTTCAGGATCTTGCGGGCCCCGGCGTACTTCCAGCCCGACGTGCCTTGCTGGTTGAGGGGGTCGCCCGTCCCAGCGGAGCCGACCGGCTTGATGATGTTGGTCAAGTTCTGGCCGCTGAGCGGAACGGTGGCCGCGGCCTCGGTGCCGACCACGACGATCGAATAGACGTCGGCGTTGGTGCCAGTCGTGGACTTGACGTCTCCGACTGCGACGCCCCCCGCGTCCGTCCAAATCTTCGCCTGGGTCGAGCAAAGAATCCTGAGATTCTTGTAGGACCCTACCTCGCCCTCCATGGCTCCGCCCTGTGAGGAATACTCCTCCAGAGACTTCCAGCCCGGGAGCTGTTCGAGGGTGAAGAGGATGTCGGGGTGGCAGATGCCGATGTAGGCCGGGCGGATGGGGAAGGTCGCCACCAGCGAGCCGGCCTTGATTGCGCGGGTGAAATATTCGGCGTCCGTTCGCGCCAGGAAGCGGATTGCGCGGTCGAGCGTCGGGGTGTCGATCTTGTGCGCAACACCCAGGAGATCGGTTCTGAGCCCGGCGCCGCCCGGGTAGAGAGCGTTGCCGCCGGCGTTCAGCTCCTCACGGTCGAGAACGTCCAGCGTCTCGCCCCCTTGGAGGCCGAGCATCTGGTTTGCGGCTCTCAACACAGGATGCGTGAGCGTGATCCGCTCCAGGTCCGAGATCAGGACAAAGTCGCCGTACTGGTTGATGGCGACACTGATGTCGGTCTTTGCCAAGGTCTTCCCAGTCGGGGGATGGCCTTCGACCAAGGGCGCGGTTGCAACCGCGAGCTTCGTCATCCGCCGCCAGGCAATCGTCTTGGTACTGTCCTGCGGCAAGGGCCGGCGCGCCAGCACTCGGTTGTGAACGAGCTTCGGCGTTGCAACGGCCAGGAGCCGCTTGTCGAAGTAGAGATTTTCGGGGCTTGGCAGAGACGTTGTGGTCGTGAGTGGGCCGGGCATGGGGACCTCCTTTAGAAGTTCCTGACCAAGCCGCGGTCGATGGCCTGGTAGAGACGCTGGAATTCGTCATCGCTCATGCGGGCGATGTCGGCAGCGGTCAGCTTTTGGCGGGGGCGAGCGCCGCCGCCGGGTTGCAGGAGCTTGTCAGCCGCGCGGTTGGCGGCAGAGCGAATGGAAATCGAGGCTTCGCGGCTGCCCTCTTGGCGAGCATTAGCGGCCCCGTTGATGGCTTTGAAAAGCTCGATTGGGTTGTCGTTGAACTTCTCCAGCCCCTCGAGCATGACGGCGAGGTAGTATTCGCCGAGCGCGGGTTCTTTGGAGAAGACGGTGTGGATCAGGTCCTTGAGTTGCGGGTTCGTGCGGTAGATCGGGGCGATGTGTTTGCCGACCATGGTGTCGTAGTCGCGGCCTTCGCCGAGAGTGGAGGCCGAAAGGTAGCCGCGGGCCTTCTGCTCGCTGGCGACCTTGGCCGCCTGGTCCTGGGCCATGGTCAGCAGTCGCTGGTTGTTTCGGTTTTGCTGCCACTCGTTGTACTTGAGAAACTCTTCGTAAGTGAGGTTCCCGGCTTGCACCTTATCGAGTGAGACTGGCGGGGTGTCTTCCGGGCGGCTGGTCTCAGCCACCAGGCGTTGCATGTAAGGAGCGAGGGACGCGCGTATCTCGTTCGCTTCACGCAGCGCCCGCTGCGCGTCCTCGCGGATCTGGCGCACTTCGTCGAGAGTTTGAGGTTGGCGGCTGCCGGCGGGGGCAGGAGGCCCGCCGGCAGCCGCGCCGCTGGCCGGCTCAAGGCCAGGTTCGCTCTCTACCTCGATGAAAACATCGTCGGCGCCAATATCAAACGCTGTTTCGGAAACGCCGGTTGATTCTGGAGTGACAGGCTCCTGCCCAGCAGAAAGGTCCATTTGATTTGGCTGTAGCGGTAAAACGGCGTTTCTGTCAAGAAGATTCTTCTTGACGAAAAACCGCGTTTCGTAGATTACGGGGGTATGGCTACGCCACTGAGGGTTTACCGGGGCCGCGAGAGCGAACCGGAGGCGACGCTGCAAGAGATCCCCAAGGGCGACGATCAGGCTCGGCTGCAGAAGTATCAGCGACTCTTCCGCGATGCCGTGACGCGGCGCCAGAAGTGGCAGGAAGAGGTCGATGAGAGCTACCGCTTCGTCTCGGGCGATCAGTGGAAGGACATCGACAAGCAGTACCTTATCGACAACGGCCGGCCCGTCCTGACCATCAACCGCATCCTTCGCGGCGTGCTCTACTTGACCGGCCTCTGGGACCAGACCCGCCAGGAGCCCGAGTTGCTTCCGCAGGAAGCCTCAGACGTCCGCTCAACGGAGTTGATGAGCGTGCTCTACAAGTGGGTGGGGATGCGCTCGGACGAGCAGGGCATCGACCGCCAGGTCTTTCGCCACAAGACGGTGGCCGGCCTTGGATTCTGGAAAATCTCGGTCGACCTGGAAAAGGACCCGGAGGGGCTCCCGGTCTGGCAGGTACTACACCCGCTGTCGGTCTTTCCGGACCCAAACTGGCTCGACGTCGGTTGGGACCGGATTCAATACTGCTTCCACGCCGAGTGGCTCTCGCTCGACGAGGCCATGGATATGTTCCCCGAGAAGGAGGATGAGATCCGCCGGCGCTACGGGGCTTGGATCGACACCACCGCGCAGGGTCAGGGCGAGCATTCGGTTTCTATCTCCCCCGACGAGACCTACGCCGGCGACTCGGCCGCAGACATGCGCCAGTGGTGGGACCCCGAGACGCAGCGCGCGCGGCTTCTGGAAATCTGGTCGATGCGCCGGCTCAAGATCACCGTGGCCGTCGATGCTCAGTCGGGCCAGGTTATCACGGCCGAGCCCGACGAGGTGAAGCGGGTTCGGGAAGCCATCAAGAAGGGCCTGATCGACAAGGCTGCGGTGTCGCTCGTTCCGCAGGTTGTGAAGCGCGTCAAGCGGGCCTACATGATTCACGAGATTTTGCTCGACGATGATCTGGACAGCCCTTTCGACCGACAGGAGATTCCGATCTTCCCCGCGCTCGGTTACTATTTCGGGCACCAGCCGTTCGGAATTGTCGAGCCCATGAAGGACCCGCAGCGCGAGAAGAACCGCCGGCGCTCGACTATGACCGAGATTGCCATGCGGGCAACGCAGTCGGGCTGGCTCAACCGCCGCGACGGTGGCGCCGACAGCCAGGAGCTCGAAAAGCACGTCTCTGGCGTCGGCAAGATCATCAACTACGAGCAGGAGAAGCCCGAGCTCATCAGAGCCCCCGACATGCCGCAGAACTTGATTCTCCTCGAGCGCATGGCCGACCAGGAGATCGAGACGGTTGTGAACCTCAACCAGGAGATGTTGGGACAAACGACCCAAAAGACCATCAGCGGCCGGGCCATCCGAGCCCGCCAGCAGGGCGGCCTGGTGGTACAGCAGCCTTTCATCAACACCTTCCAGGAGGACAAGGGGCGCGCGGCACGCTTCATGGTCGCCGCCATCAAACAGCTGATTGGCGTCGGGAGGGCGATGCGGATTCTCGGCTCGATGGCCACACAGCGCCCCAACGACCCGCGACTCCAAACTCTCGGCAGCTCCCCTGACGAAGTGCTGAGGCTTCTTGAAGGGGCCTATTCGGTCGACTACGATCTTGTCATGGGCTCCAAGGACTTTGAGCCTTCGGTGGCGCAGCAACGCTGGGCAACCCTGGTGGATTCGATGGAGCAGTTTGGCGCGCAGGCGATTCCGCCCGACGTCTGGACGGAGGTGGCCCGCGACGCTGGAATCTTCACCGAAAGCCAGGCCCAGCGGATTCTGGCGCACATTCAGAAAGTCACCGGGATGCCTCCTCCCGGGGCCGAGGGCCCCGCGGCGACGCTCGCACCGTCGCCCGGGGCTCCTGCCGGCCAACCGCCGGTGGCGCCGTGAAAGCCAAGCCCAAACTGCCGGCACGATCTGAGGATCTTGAGGCCAGGCGCGAAATAGACCTGCTCCGCTTCGCGGTCGGCCGCCGGGGTTATCAAAGGCTCGGCCAAGAAATCGACAAGCTCATGGAGGAAGCCATCAAGAAGGCCTTCACGGCAACGCGCGAGGACCATCCGGCGGTACAGATGATGATGTTTCTGCTGGGCCGCGTGATGCCGGACATCAAGGAGTCGGTATTCGGGGGACAGGCGACCAGCGGCAACTCCTTCCACATCAACATCATCGGAATTGACCGCGGCACGACGGAGGCCAGGGAGGCCGCCACCCGGCAGATTGAGAGCCGCAAGCTCCAGATCGAGGCACGAGAGGTGGAATTTGAGCCAAGCGAAGAGGCCGGCCGAGATCAAGGAGGCGGTTGAGAAGACCTATCGCTGCAACCCCTCCGCAAAGCCGTTTCACGAATCAACAGCACAGGTAAAGGCCCTTTGGGGCCCGGTCGGCAGCGGCAAGTCGCTGGCCGTCATCATCGACCAGGTCTGCCTGGCGATGGAATCCGACGTCCCGCTCCGCGCGGTGGTGCTCAGAGAATCCTACAAGCAGCTGCTGGACTCCACCATGAAGACCTGGAACGAATGGTTTTCGGCAATCTCCAGCTACAAGCAGGACTCCCACAACCTCTACTACACGTTGACCAACCACCGCGGCAAAGAACTCACCCACGAGCTTCACCTCCGCCACTGCCGGAAGGTCGAGCAGGCCAGTGACTTTCTCTCTACGGAGTACGGCGGAATCTGGTTCGAGGAGCCGGTGCCGGCCTTTCAGATGGACACCGGCGTTATCGGGGCAGGGCTTCCGGAGGGTGCTTTCGACGTTGCCCTCATGCGGCAGCGCCAGGCTGGAATTCACCGCCTCCACATCTGGCTGAGCTTCAACCCCCCCTCGAAGTACCACTGGTGCGATCGACGCATTCTCTCGCTTGATCCCAAGGAGCTTGACGATCTCGACTTCGCCCACTTCTGGCAGCCGCCCTTGGAGAATTCCAAGAACCTGCCGCCCAACTACTACCGCCGCCTGGAGGCCCAGCTCGGCCCCGACCTGGTCAAGCGTTTCGTCAAGGGCGAGCGCGTGACGATCTATCCGCACGTGCGGGTTTTCCCGGCCTTCAACGAACAGGTCCACTTCGTCGACCGGGTTGAGCCCATTCCTAATCTACCGCTGACCATCGGATTTGACTTCGGCCGTACTCCGGTAGCGCTGATCGGGCAGCGCCTTCCTAATGGACGAGTGGTCGAGCTTCGGGAAGTACAACTCTGGAACGCGGGCGCGGAGGACCTCGCGGAGGAATTGACGCGGGTATTGGCGGAGGAGTTTCCGCGCCACCGGGAATGGGCCTGCTGGGGCGACCCGTCAGGATCTGATCCGCAACAGACCGATGAAAAGACCTGCTACCAGATCCTCAGCCAGGCCGGTTTCAAGGTGATTCCTGGGGCACGCGACTGGCAATCGCGCTTCGAGGCAGTCCACCAGCGCTGTACGCGGATGATCGACGGCAAGCCGGCGATCCTGGTCTCGCGCTACGGCTGCCCGCTGCTGACCGAGGGGTTACTCGGCGGCTACCAGTTCCCGAAGTACAGCTCCGGGCTGGTAGGGCCGCGGCCGTTCAAAAATGACTTCAGCCACGTCTGCGACGCGCTGCAGTACAAAATGACGGGATTGTTTTCGGTGATCCGGGCACAGGAAGAAAGGCCCATGCCGAAGACTAAGAGGCCGTTCGATCCACTTTCTACGGCAAAGGACCGGCCTCACCACGGGCGTACCTGGATGAGCGGTTAGCCCACCCAGGTACGCCGCAGCGTTCGCATCAAACCGGCGAAGCCGGAGGAGTGTTTTCCGCAATGGCCGCGTCGATCGCGGCGGTGTTCGCCTTGGCGGTATCGAACACGGCGTCGATCTTCTCCTGGAGGGCGGGAGGGATGTTGCCCTGCTGGTCCAGAAGCTCCTGCACTTGAGCGCGGAGCCCGTCCAAGAGGGCGTCAATGCCCTCAATCTTACTTGTCTGTGAAGTGATTTCGGCCAGCACTTCGTCAATGGTTGCCATCAGTCTCGTCACCTTTCCGTCGAGGGTTAAGAGGGCTCTCAGCATACGGTCAAACGCCTCCAGGAGGCCGAGACCGTGGTGGTGGTGGTAGACGTCGATTTTCATTTCATCTCGCATCTCCTTTCGCCATAGGCTCGTAACGCGCAGCAAAGATGTCTGATGCACAAGGAGAAATCTCCCCCTTGACGCCCTTGATGATCCAATCTCCCCAAGTGATCTTGGAGACTCCTTCGGGTGTGCCGAGTGCAAGTCGCTCTCTGGCTGGGTCACTCGCGTCTATCCAGAGACATCCTTCTCCTGGTTCTTTATTCCACGCCTCGTGCAACCACGAGGGCCAGTCTGAATTATCCCAGCGCCGCGCTTTCGTCATCTGGAAGGCTTCAACCACTAGAGACAGTGGATCGGCGGTTGGTTTCGTTCTGTACTTCTGAACGATCATCATCCCGCATTTCGTTTCGGTCGGCGGGGGCTTTTCCCCACACGAGTTTCCTTCAGGACCACGGCGCGGATCTTGTTCGAGGCCGCACGGCAGCACTCGCACATTATCGCCGGGTGCGCTTGAGGGTGCGCGAAACAGCTCTGGTTGTAAAGCTCCTGGGCCAGGGTGAACAGCTCCTGGGTAAGCTTCAGTCTGCTGTAGGCGCTTGGACCCCGGGTCTTCTTCTGTTTCACGTGAAGTCTCAGGCAAGAAGGCGACCGAGGGCAAAGAGGCTCAACTTGACCGCGTGTAAGCGAAGCTCGGTTTTCTCCCTGGCGGCGCTGATGGTCTCCTGCGCAACGTCGAGGGCTCGCATTCGCTCCTCTGCCTCTCTGAGTTTGGTCTCTGTGTCCGCGAGCTTCTTTTGAATCTCGGTGACGGCTGCGTCCGTCTCTGCAGAGCCTTTCTCGAACTGAGCAACGAGCCTTTTGTGCTCATCGAGCGCTCGATGCAGATAATTCTCGCGCTCACAGGCGGCCGCGAGAATCGACTCGAGCTTCTTGACCCTTTTCTGGTCTTTCGTTTCCATCTTCGCTCCTGCCTGTTTCACGCGAAATGCCTTCAGGTCACTGGCGGTCCGGTAGGCGTCGGCGGAGGCCAAGGTTCGGGCGTTTTGATCCTGAGCACCCGCTCGTAGACGTCGATGTACTTCTCGATCCGGTTGAGACGCTGGTCATGCTCGGAGACGGTGGAGTAAGCGACACGCACGGCGCCGGCACCACCCAGCAGTATGATACTGGAGAGTAGGCCGATCAGCCACATTTGCCACGAGCCGTTCTTCTTCGGGGGCTCCCCATCTCCGGCGCGTTCGAGGAGGACCAGACTGCCCGGGCGTCTACGCGGCGAGGAGGCCTTCCTTGACGAACTTGGCATAAAACCACCTCACCCCCTTTGGCCAAGCGGCATTCAGGCCGCGGGGATCATTGCGCGCGCCGACCGGGGCCCAGATGCCGGCGAAGTAACCGATAAACTCGTCGCTGTAGCAGACCCGGCGCATTTTCTCTGACCCTGCCATGACGCGAAGGACCAGGGGATTCGAGGGATAGAGCACGATGCGGTTTCTGACCGTGTTGCAGGTGATGGCCAGCTGGTCCTGGTAACCTTTGGTTAGCACCGACAGCACTCCGAACTCCCGCCCCTCGCCGCCGTTCTCCTGCTTTCGAATAGCAGCGATGAAGCAGGGATCGACGTTAAGGATCGCGGCCGCGAAGCGGATTCGCTCGACCTCCTCTTCCCAGGTCATTGCGGACCAGAGAGAATCGCGCGCTTCAGGAAGATCAGGCCGAAGCCTTCCATGATCGAGCGGACGCCCTCATCGGCGTTGCCGATCGCGCACTGATAGCTGCCGTAGCCGATCATGGTGAGGCCCGTCCAAAACGTCATGGAGCCGGGGTTCAAATACTCAAGTGTCCTCGACATCTTCAACCACCTCCAGTTGGGATTTGAGAGCTTTGCGGACTTCGCTGGCATCAATGTTGAAGTGCTCGCAGATTTTCTTAAAGCTGAGCGGCCAGGTCTCATTGTCGCTCTTGAGATAGCGTCTGGCCGCCGCTCTGAGCCGCGGGACTGGTCCCCCGAGATCATCGAGGGCGCGGCCCAGGACCGCAACATAGAGACGCTCGGCGCCGGTGACCGGCATGTTTCGCTCTGGCAGTAGGATCTCGGGGATCATCATCTCTTTGAGCGACTCCGGCGTTTCTGGCGGTTGCGGCCCGGGCGCGAAGAAGCGCAAGGGCGCCTTCATTTCTGCTTGGCTTTCACTCCTTTGGTTGTAGCAGATCCTACACCGACCGCGAAAATCACGGCCCGGCGAATCCACGACGCCGGCGAACGGTCCTCCTTGTCGGCAACCGCTTGGATTGTCCGATACACGCTGCCCGGCAGTCGGACAGTGACCCTTTTGGTGGGTGCCCAGTTTCCACTTGAACGTGGCATCAAGAAGCTGCTATCAGATGCTCATGGCATCAGTCAAGTGTGAAGACGAACTCAGCGAAACCCGCCGCGAGCTAGTGGCGGCGAGGCAGCAGGCTGATCTCTTCGAGCAGATCTTGCGACGGCACGAGGAGATCACACGAGAAGCTATCGTCGAGCGCAACAACACCCGCCGCGAGTTGGCGGAAGCCCGCCGGCAGATCGGTGAGGCGTGGGAGGGTGTGCATCAGTTGCATGGGAGCCTAGCGGCGAAGCTGTATAACACTCTCCTTGAGCTGGCGGCGGAACGGGAACGGGCCGAGAAGGCAGAGACCCTAGCCCGCGATCACCACCTCCATACCTGCGAAACGTGCATTGCCAGCGAGCCGGAAAGGAACCAAGCCAAGGCCGACCACGCCACCGCGTGCGCGGAGAACGAGCGGCTACGGAAGGCGCTGGAGTTCTACACAAATGCTTCAATCTGGTGGGCACCTGACGCAGACAATTCGCTAGCCTGGTTAGACGGTGGCAAGACCGCACGTCGGGCGCTGGAGGGGAAATGACTGACGCCAAGCCGCTGACAGTGGAAGCAGTGGAAGAACTCAACCGTATCACGTTACGGACGAGTCAACGGGCACGGCCTCTGACGCTGTTGGAGCAACGCCTGCTCGCCACCATCGCCGAGCGGGACCGGACGATCGACGATTTCATCCGCCGCCTGCGGGAGTCCGTGAGGTGCAGCTATCTGTTTGGAAATTTTGACGAGCCGCTTGATGATAGTGGCAAGCGTGTGCTCCGAGTTGTCATCGACGCCCTCGCGGCGGCGAAGGGGGAGAAATGACGCCGACGAAAATCGCAACAACGGCCCGAGTGCGGTTGCTGGTCGAAATCCAGCTTGAGAATGTATGGAGTGGCGACTGCCCGCTGGGACAAGTCTACAAGCAAGCAGCAGAGACCGGACTGTGCCAACTCAAAGCGATGTTGAGCAGTGAAGCAATCACGCAGATTGGAGTCGCCGAAGTCATTGCGATTACAACGAGCATGAAGCCATGACCCGCGCGAAGGTCAAGCCGCTTGCGCTTGCCGACATCGTCGCCGCGTACCTGTGCGAGCACGACTACGACGGGCTCTACTCTGACCAGGAGTGCGCCTGCGTCCTGGGCGACCTGATGCCCTGCGGGACTCCCAGCCCGGACTGTGCGGCTGGGTACAAGCAGCCGTGCGACTGCGGCGATCATGACTGGCATGTCGGGGAAAGGTAAAGCCTTGACGGGCTGGAGCGTATCAAATACCCGCGCTACATCCGCGAGAGAAAGGAAAGGCGATGAAAGGCAGGAACAAGCTCGTACTGTGCGAGGCGGCGCTGATCGAGATCATGCAGGACTGGCTCAACAGACACCTTTGCAGTGAGAGCTGGAAGGTGACCGGAGTGGAAGTCTCAAGTACGTATTCTGCCAACTTCACTTTTCTGCTCGACGAAAAAGACGAAAAATCGGAAGTGCGCGACACTGAGACTTGAGGGATGAAACCCATCTACCAAACCAAGTTCGGCAAGCCCGACGGCAACTGTTTCCCCGCCGCAGTGGCCTCGATTCTGGAGCTTCGGCTCGAAGACGTCCCCAACTGCCGCCACGAGAACGATCCGGAGGACTGGGACGCTGATTTCCAGCGCTGGCTTACCGTTCAGGGCTTCTTCTACCAGGAGACGGTGGTTAGGGGCGACCCCGAGCAAAAGCGCAAGATCCAGGGCCACTGGGGCTACCACACCATCATAGGACGCTCGCCAACCGGCCTCTTCCACGCGGTTGTGGGCTTCGAGGGCAAATGCGTCCACGATCCGCACCGCGGATGGAACGGTGAGCTGGAGGAGCCGCTCAGCTACGGCTTTTTCGTGCCCTTGAACCCGGCCGCACTCATCATTGTTCCGGAAAGGGAGCCTTTCGAGCCGCCCTTCGAGGACGTCATCGTTCGTCAGAAGATCAGGATCTGATGAAACCCGCCGAGACCATAAAGAAGCCGACCCTGCCGCGCTGGGAGCTGCTCTTGCTCCTCGAGCTGAACAAGGCCGGTTACAACCGCGAGCTGCTGGCCATGTGCATCTTCGACGAAGAGATCATGGACGGCGTCTTCTTCATCAAGAAGGGACACTTTCCGCCCGCCAGGCCGTATATGTGGCGGTCCGATCGCCCCAAGCGGGTGCGATGCAAGCGCGCTGAGCCGAGCTCCACGACAGAGCCCGGCGAAAAGCCTACTCGTCCTTGTCGGGAACCTCCTCGTCGTCGTCCTCGGAATAGGACGAAGCCGGATCGGCCTGCGCCTCCTCGATCGGCAGCACCGCGGCGGGCACGGCTTCCGAAACCACCAGCTCCACCGCTTCGCCCTTGAGCAGCTCCATCAGCGCCACGTCCTCCGGCGCCAGCTTGCACTCCAGCGTCAGCCTTTGAAAACCACTCTCAAGCCTCCGCACCCTCAGCACCACAGCCTGAAACACGATCTTCTCTTCCATCAAAACCCTCCTTTCAAGCCCATCCATACTTGTCCCGCGCCAAGCCGTCCATAGCCCGATGAAAAGCCCGGTTCCAACGGTTGCACCACTCGGCGTACCTCGGATCGTGAGTTGCCGGCCGCTTTCCCGAACGCTCCTTCGCCAATGCCTCGGCCTCCACAATCAACCCGTTTCGCTCCCGCTCGTACTCCACATCCGTCATCGCGCTGCCTCCTTTCCACAGTCAATCTACAGCTTTTCCGCACGTCTCTACAATGTAGAAACCAGACGCGTATGGTGGGAATTGGCAAGAAAGTGGCCACCAAATGTTTGGCAACAAAATCAAGGCCTTATCACTTTATGACGCGCTGCGCCTTGACATGGCCTTTTTTTTAAGGTTTCCCCTCTCACAACACTCCCCTTCCAAGTTTCTCTGAACCTTCCCTTTCTCGCCCGGCCCTAAGCGTTGAACCGCCTGCCGCTGGTACTCAAGACGTCCCGAGTCCCCCCCAAAGATCATCCCTG